TGATCAATGATCGCCACAATGTGGAGATCACTCACACCATCAAAGCGACGTCGACTACGAAGGAGATCACTCGCGTCTGGTACATGGTGTACCGTGTTGGAGAGTCTGATGACCCAGCTTCGATCCTTTTGGACTTCGCTGGTATCTCAGCCTTCATCAACAATTCGACGCGCCAGACCGATCTTCTGGCCTGGCTCAATTGAAGCGTTCCTTTCTTTGGAACTGTAGAGCGATACTACATCGCTTTCTGTTCCTACGCTTCGACTAGTTGAGCGAAATTGGTTGGACGAGCGCCCGTGGGTCATCAGGAGAATATCCCAATGACTAAAGGCCACGTACAGCAGTTCCTAGAGACTGTCCACGGCGTCCTTCTGGATGCCGAATCTTTAGACAGTAACCTCCGTAAGGGTCTTGATAGAGATCTTTCTCGACTCACGTCCCTTAGTATTGAACACGGAGATAGCGTTTTCACGCTACTTCTCCCCGCGATCGGTAAGCAGCTTGATGCTGCTCTCGATCGAGGATTCCTACCTCTTCTTGGCCTGCCCCTTGCGGGGCGAGTCAATACGAGGACCGTAATCCCGAGACTCTTCTCGGGAATATGGCTGAAGGTGTTCGATATATACGGATGTCTGAGGCAGGAATTTGACCCGACCTTCGTCTTGATTCTACGTCAATTACTTTTTATTGGCGCAAAATTGAGAATCGATTGTACCCCGTCAGCTGTCTTTAGGACAACTAAGGAGTTTTTCGATGTCGAGTCTAAGATCACTCCAGCTCCGCCGCCTTGGCGTGGCAACGGTATTGATCTTCCTCAGTCTGGTGTTGGTAGTTTACTTGACCTTCACCCTAATGAGTGCGATCAGCCGAGTCTGTTCGAAACAGACGATGCTGAGCGCAGCCTGCTGGGACTCTGTCAGCGAGTTGCTGACCGAGTGTCCAGCTCCTTTGGGGAGTTCTTACCCCAAGACTGGAGTTTCAGACATGGACCTGGAGCTACCGCTGAAGCCCCGCGCGGAAGAGGTTATAAATACTCTTTTCCCGCGTGGTGCGACAGACTCGAAGCCATCTTCCCTTATTGGGAATATGGTGTGCCCAACTCCGCCGTACTACTAGAAAGTTATACGGTCGAAGATGGAATCCCCGAGTCAGCTTACCCACCCTCTTCTGAGGGTGCCAGTCGGCTGATTGCGGTCCCAAAGACGCAGAAGGGCCCGAGGCTGATAGCTTCGGAACCCGTCGCGCATCAATGGATACAGCAAGCCCTCAAGCGTGAGCTTGAGCGGATGGTCAGCGGATCCATCCTTAGGAACTCGATTAGCTTTGCTAGTCAAGAACCATCAAGGGTGGACGCCCTCGAGTCATCCCGGCACGGTCTTCGCGCGACGATTGACTTATCGTCTGCGAGTGACCGGCTTTCGTGCTGGGTGGTCGAGCGTGTATTTAGATCTCATGGAGATCTCCTACTCGCCTTCCACGCAGTCCGAACTAGGTGGCTTGTCAACACAATTGAAAAGAAGCAACCGAAGTACATCCGTCTTCGGAAGTTTGCACCTATGGGTTCGGCTCTTACCTTCCCTGTTCAGAG